TTCCGACCTTCTTGTCCGCAATTGCGCGGAACTGAGGTGTTGTACGCAAGTTAAGTTCAACTAACTTGTCATACGCCATTGTTACTAGATTGGAACCAACACCAGAGGTTGTGGTTGAAAAGACATCTCCCGGCATGGGGGATACCTCACTTTCTGATTAGTGTGCGGTTTTTACTGACCGCTGAGAATGGATAAGATTTCTTCTTCTGAACCTGCATTCGCAATGCGATTAGCAAAGTCATCAGAAGCAGCAGGTGTCTCAGCCCCAGTTAACACAGAGTCCATTTTCTGCATTGCAGCGATATCATTTTGATTGACTGCTGGCTTAGGTGTAGGTGTGTAACCAAATACATCACCATTATTTTCTAGCCAGTGACTAATAGCATCCTCAGATGCCTCGATATCAGATGGAATAAACTGTGCAATCTTGAGATTGACACCCTTGGATGAAAGTACATCCTTTAAAATCCGCTCTTTTTGGGACTTGGTGAGTTCACCAAATGAAGTCTCAAGTTCCTTGTTTTTGCGTTGTTCGGCTTTTAATGCCTTACGTAGTTTTTTAACAAGGTCTGTATCCGATTCAAATGCACTTGTAGGTGTATCGTCTTCGTCTTCATCATCCCAGTAGTTGTCGCGGTTATCGCTCATAGCGATTTCTCCCTTTGTTAGTAGTAGTCGCACACCTCAATATCAGACGGGGTATCCATATTGGCTTGTACTCTCGGTCTTGTACGCCCCCTGGGGCCGATGGGTCCAGGTGGGGATTCTTTTAAAGTATTCCTGCAGTCGATGAAGACTTAGAAATATTTGCTCTACCAGATGAACTCTGGAAAGTACTGGTTTCAAGTTGGGTATACTTTTTACGTCGCTGCGAAGCAGTTCCTAAAAATTCTTCTGCTTGTAGTTCAGTTTGTAGGCCTTCTTTGACACCTAGTGTTTCAGTCTGCTTATCGTAAATACCAGCAAACTTACTCATAGGAGTTATGCTCTCGCTAATATTCTCAAAGCCAGTACCAGCAAGTTGTGAAATCTGTGCTTCACTGTAGCCCTTAGCAGCAAGAGTTGCTGTGAGTTGCTTGAATGATGCTAACTGAGATTCTGTAGTAAGAACTCCAAGGCGCGCTCTACGCAATGCTTCTGCTGTAAATACACCAGTTTGACGGTTAAGTTCTAGTTGCTCTTGACCAATCTTAGAGTCCATATAGAAGTCTTTAAGGTCGGTAGCAGATGCAATGTAACCCTGCTTTATAAGTGCCTCAACCTGGAATGGGTCAGATTCTACTGCTCTTAATTCGGCCATGGCAGCGCGCTCAGCAAGGTTAGCAACAGTTACACGGTTTTTAACATATTGCTTAAGGTTATCCTGGGTTAAATATTTGGTGCTTAATTTATACTTATCTACAACACCCTTGTAACCCTCAACAGTATTGAACAATTCACTTGCAGAATAAGGTACTGTTAGTCCTTCGTTAAGATACCCATATTCTGTATAGAATGGAGATGTCATCTTTGTGCCATTTTTAAGAGTATACTCTTTGCTATTTAAAAATATTTCTGTAGCATTATCATAGTCAAGACCTTCCTTAAGAAGGCTATTGAGGAATGTAGTTGAAGAATCAAGAATTGTTGCTGTAAATCCTAAACCACGAAGTGCTGCTTTGAGCACATCAATGTTAGTTGTAGGGCCATCAGGATTTGTTGTAGTTGTTGTAGTTGCTTTAGTTGTTGTAGTTGCCAGCGGTGATAAGGTATTCGTAATACCACTAGGACTAAACGCATTAACGCCAGTTGGTTGACCAGTAATAGGGTTAAAACCAACGCCAATAGGATAAACAATTTTATATTCACCAACACCAGAAGCGCCTGTACGAACAAATTTAACAATCGCCCCTGCATCTTCCTGGGCTTGTGTAAGTGTTGGTTGAGGAACATCTTTATAGGCTTGTGTAATGCGAGCCATATATTCAGTATTTGTTTCAGTTTCTAGTTTAGGAGCAAACGAATCAGTTGCTGTTGGTTCTATGCCTAGTACATTAATATCATATTGTTGGTCTAATGGCATTATCCGCGTCCTAACTTGCTTCTTAGATTCTGCGTTAAGTCGACAGCCTCATTTACTGCTCTTGCTGTCTTACCATAGTCTGGATGGTTCATAATCATTTGATTAAGTTCCAATGCATTAGGCATACGATACACACCTTTATCATCCTTAAAGTTAAAAACTGATAGGGCAAATGGGTCATCTATTGTAAAGTTCTTTTCAAGAGCAGAAGAAAGTGTTTCCAGAATAGGCTTAACGTACTTATCAGCATCTTCGCCAGCATTAATGTAATCTGCAATGCTCATATACTTAGCAGCGGTTTGCTTGCGTACTGTACTCTGATACTGAGTAAAATATTCAGTTGCTACCTTTGCATCTGGTGTTCCTAGTATTTTTGTAATAATTGGAGCAATACTTGCCAAATCGGGAACTTTTGAATAATTGGCTTTGCTAAAAGCAACTATCTGGTCATAAACTGATTTAGCAGCCCCACCAAGGTCATCTACGTTCCACTTGGTATTGGGATTATTAGCAACCAAGAAATCTGCAAGGAACTGGTTTTGTTCCTCTTGTGTGAATCCTTGACCCTGTGAGGTGGTAGTACCAGTAATAACATCTGTATAACGGTAGACCCCATTTTTATCTTTAGCAATTGATGAATAAACTTTGTTGCCAAACTTATCGACTTTTTGTTGTTTGGTTACTGGGTCGATAACTGGCTTGCTCTTCTTATCATAGATAGGAGCCTTCTCAACGCTTGTCTTCGTTGTTGCAGGCTGGTCTTGCTCTTTAACTTGAGTATTCCAAGCATCCTGAAACTTCTTGTCTAAATCAGCAGATGGGTATTTACCCCATGCTGCAAAGTATGAATCACTGTAATACTGACGAGCATCCCCAAGGTCTTTAAACTGCAATGCAGTCTGAATCTGCTTAGTATACTGAGTAGTGGTGTCAGGTTGAGCAATCTGCTTACCAGCACCTGAAACAGTTGAAGAGTAATCTCTAAGAAAAGCAAATGGGCTGGTATTTGAAGCAATTGATGCTGAAACTACTTTATCCAAAGCAGTTGACATAGTAAGTTCATTCTTGCTTAGTCCAGATTTAACCAGTAAGTCTTTAAGATAATCAAGGTTGTTTTTGTATCCTGGCGCAACAGAAGCAGTATTACTAAGAGAACGATAAAGATTTTGAAGAGCCTGTGATTTATATGAAGGGTCTGCAAATGCAAACTGATAGAATGGGTCAGTTGAGTCATTCCATATGTTTCCAACACCAAGGTTTCCTGTTGGTTGAACCTTTGACATTGCAGCAAAAGCAGTAGGTCGTGAGGCTACGTAAGCCATGCGAGACTGTGTGGCGTCTGCCATTATTTACTCTCCTTCAATATGCCAGCAAATACCCCGTAGTACATTGGGATAAAGTCGGGGTTTTCTGTCATTAACTTTTCTCCTAGTGAAGTAAGTTCATTACGTAGCAATGTTGGAAGACCACCCTTAGATGAGAGTTCAGCATAGTTGCTTACCTTCAAAGTATTGAGCAGGTCTCTCATTTTCTTAAACTCTGGGTAGAACTCAGATACTTGCTTATAAACTGGCGATGCCTGTAACGCTGGGTCCTGTAATGCTCGCTCAATAGTTGCAACACGAGCATCAGAGATACCTGTTACAAGGCTGTCTACTGGCTTACCACCAAACTGCTTATTGAGTTTAGCAACTTGCTCTACATACCAGTCTCCTGTGTAGAATCCAGCAATCTGCGCTTCGGCAATCTGACTCTTAAGCATTGCATAAACCATATTTTCTGATTCTTGCATGATTTCAGCAGTAGATAGTTTACGACGGGCACCTGACTTAACCTGCCAGTTGTAGTACTTCTGTGAGTATTCTCCACCTGGGAAGAAGAAAGGAATTACATCTTCGTTAGGACGAGCATACTTATCAGATGCACCTGGGTTATTGTTTAAGAAAGTCCAAGCGTCTGCCTTGCCAGAAGTTCCTGGTGTGGTTCCGCTAACTGCAACAAGAAGGTTGTTAGCACCAAACTGCTCGGCAAACTTTGCAATTGCAACGCCTTGGTCTGATGGATATCTATCTTTCAACTTTTGCAGTTGCTCATATAGCATGCTTATTGTCATAAAGTTTTGCTTATTATCAGGGTTCTTAATGCTTGCAAGAACCTCTGGCATTGGCACAGAAGGTGATATGCTTGTAAACAAAGCATTAACAAGACCAAATGCCTTAGCCATTTTTGTAGCATCGTTAAATAATCTTGTACGTTCTGCATCATTAATGAGTGCTTGGTCTCCACCATACTCACCTGTTGAGGCTAGGTAGGATGCAAAGTCTTTAACATTGCGTAGTGTGGTTGCATCGTTGCCTTGAAAAGAAACAAATGTTTTCTTTAACCATGCTGGAAACAGTAAGTCTCCAGGAGTTTTAGGTTCTCCAAATGGTGTTAATATGTCTCTAACAATATCATCAACTGGACCAAAGGCAGAAGTTCTTCCAGATGCTTGATAAGCAACAACCATTGCAGGACCAAATCCAGGAAGAACTGGGTTAACAGAACCAAATGCTAGGTTGAGAGCCTCTACAGGAGATGTCATCTGTACTGCATCTTTTGCATTGATGCTTCTTCCAGCAAGAGTACCCAAGAAGTTTCCAACTAAAGGCATCTTAAACTTTAACTGATTAGTTTGGTCATCTTTGTAGATGAATCCTTTGTTATCATCATATGCCATATTGCTTGTTTCATAGATAACATTTGTACCTTCTTTGGTAAGTGCATCAAATGTTTTAGCAAACTTATAAGCAGGTACTGGGTTAGCCTTCATAAGTTCAGACCATTTAGAAATAGTATTATAGTGTGCCTGAGCAAACGGAGCAACTATACGCACAGCATTAGCCCATTGCTTCTGCTTTGCAGCATCATAGAATAGATTCTTAACATAGTTAGATGCTTGTTCGCCAGCAATACCGTCAAGAGTTCTAAGTGTTGCACCACCAACATGTACATAGTCAGGGTTAGCAAGACGCTTTTTGACAATTTTATTTAAGTCATTTAGTGCTCTAGGAACACGCCCAATAATCTTTCCACTTACAATCTTTGAATTTGGGGCAAGTGCCTTGTTAGCGTTTCTTAGTAGTGTTTTAAGTTCGGGGGTATCTAGCATATCTGCATAACCAATAATATAGTCCCAGTATGAAGCATCAAACTCAGGACCAAAATTGTACTTGCTTTCCTTTACTGCAGCCCAATTAAAGAACCTATCAATAAATTCTTTACCCTTGCCAACAGTTCCCTCACCAAAAGATTTTTCAACTACATTAGTTACCATAGAGCCAGTCAACTGTTCAGGCTTAAAGATTCCTGCAACTTGCGCATTATATGACTTCTCAGCAGCAAGGACTTGCTCTGTCGTCAACCCTTTAATACGATAAGGAGTCTTAATTTTGACAGCCTTACCGTTAGTTGTCGTGATTGTTGATTCTCCATCACGAATTAAATCCAGAATTGCGTTTCGTTGCGCGCCTTGGCCAGCAACAATGTTAAGTTGACCTGCATAACTTGTTGGTTGCGTCTCATCAAATAACCAAAGGAGGATATTATCCTTATTTATATTTTCTTTAACAATTCCAGGGCCTGTTTCTAGACCTGGATTCTTAAGAAGAATCTCACGCATACCTTCGTTATCATCATAGATAGCAGATATGAATTCTTTTAACTTATTGCCTGGTTCATCAAGTGTAGCAATTAAGTTATCTACATACTCAGTCTTAGCCTCTGGTGTTCCCTTTTCAAGCACACGAATGACATCAGGAAAGAAACGGTCTGCAGAGTAACTATTGACAGTCCAAGCAAGTCCTTTAAGGAAGTCTGGATGCTCTGTGCCAACTGCTTGATATGCTTTAAAGATGTTTGCTTTACGTCCAGAACTGCCGTAGTCACCAACAGATGTGCCACGCATAAGCCCACGACGAGCAATAATAGATTGAGATAATTCAACCTCAGCATCAGTTGACTTAACCCAGTCACCTAGTGCATTAACTCCATACTTAGAACGCTTTGCAAGGGCTTTCTGGAAGGTGTTGCCTTCTGGAGTAGCCATAACCATTGAGATAAATCCAATTGGGTTGTTAAATAGGCTATTGTGACCTGAGAAGAACTGACGCATTTGCATTTCTGCGATATTGCGGAATACATAAGACACACGGAAGACTAATTGTGCTGTACGCCACAGGTCGTTAGTTTCTTCCAAAAGAATCCTGGCTGATTTTGCATTTCCAAAGATAGGCAAGTTAGTCTTATGCTTAAGGACTGCTTCTGCAACCCTACGTGAGTCAGGAAGATTAATAATGTCACTTGCTAATTGGTATTCAAAGATACCACCTTCAAGTTTGATGTTTTTATCTCCTGCTTTAAAGACTGCGCCACCAGCATTGTTAATAGACAAATCAGAAAAATATGACTTAATAAGTGCTTCTTCTTTGCCATTGACTCTAGCAACATTCTTAAGTTCAAGAAGTTCATCTTCTTTAAGCCCTAATGTACGGCCTACTTCTTCCATCATTTTGCCAATGCCAGTTGCTACTGCTTTGCCACGTTCTGCAGGAGTGGCTGATTTAAAGATAGCCTCTTGTGTTTCGGTGATAATTTTTTCTTGGGTATTCTTGCCAAGAATGCGACTGATGCTAACAGAACTCATCCAGTCTTCAACACCGTTGTTTAATCCTGTTAAGTCACTAAGATTTAAAGCAGTAGTGCGGATATAGAAACGACCAAGTGCCTTATTGATGTTCTCAGCATAACGAATGGCATCCATATTGACTCCAGGAACCATACGAGCAACTGGATTAGTAGCAATCTTTGCCCCAGCAGATAATGCTTGCTTAATCTTATTTGGGTCTTGCTCAGGAGAGAACTGCTTTAAAAATGCTATAGATACTTCATCTGCATTTGTTGCAGCAGCAAGTTCTAGAATCATATTATCGTCTAACTTGCGATTGAATAAACGACGCAAGCGAACAGGGCTAGTTTCTTTAGCAATGAGTTCAGCAATTGGTCTAAATTGACGACCAAGAACAAATTTAAGTGCCTTTTCGGCAGCAGGTGTATCTAATACCTCACCAAAGAAGTTATCTGTAATGCCAATGTCATGCATGAGAGATTCTCTAAATACATTGCTCTCAGCAACTTCAAGTTCTAGTTTAAGGAGATTTTTGATACCAGCATTGGCTGGGTCTTGGATAAGTTCTTTGAGGATATCTGGGTCTCCCTGTGCATTTTCGCGTAACAGGTTAAACCAGTTCTCTTTATCCTTTAAATCTACTGCTTTGTTTGATAAAGTATTGATTTCATTTTCTAAACGGGCTATTTCTTCTTTTGAGCCTTTAACAGAGTCAAGAAGTTTAACAATATTAGGGCCAAGGTTAGTTGGTTCAAGAATTTCTGCTGCTGCATTACCAAATTCAGCACCCTTTGCAGCAAGACGCTTAGTATTAGTTACTACTACGCCACCAGTTTGACCATAGATAGAGCGGATGTTTGTAAATCCATCCACTTTCCATACCTTTGCCACTAAATCTGAAATCTCTGCCATAATTGCAGGGTTTTTATACTGTGTAATCTCGCCAATAAGTGTGCCTAGTGGCATTGCTCCAACTAATTCACTACCTGTTGAGAACAATGACCCAACAAAGCCATCAAGATTAGCGGCATCTTCACGTATTCTAGTAGATAACTGTGTAAGGATACGGAATTGAGTCTCATCTTTCTTGCTTCTTGCAATTTTATCTAAGTCATCTGCAAATTTAGCGCGACGTAGGTTCTCAGCAACACGTACTTCCTCAGAAGCATCAACAAATGTATCTGCCATGTCAAGAAGATTAAGTTCTTTTCCAGCCTTAAGGGTGACAGCATATTCATCTGCTACACTTCCTGCTGCATGAACACCTACAGAGATTCCACCAACACGTGGAACTTCATCCATAATGATAAAGCCATCAAAGAACCCACCAGTATTTTTCATATCTGCACTGAGAAGACCAATTGCCTTGGTCAATTCACCAGTCTGAACTGTAGGATTTTGTACAAACCATTTAGCAAGTGCAGTAGAAGATAGAGTTGCGTCTGCTGCCTTATCTACACCTTCCCAAGCATAAATATCTTTGGAAGTATTGAGAAGTTTTTTGAATGTCCCAACCTGAGTATCAACAATTGCTGTTTCTCTAGCAATGATTTCTTTTTCTGCTTTTTTATATTGAGTAGAAAAACGCTTGTATGAACTAGAAATCTTTTTATTGAGTTTATCTCTTGTGATATCTCCACGCTTTTCTAGCGTGTCAATTGCTTCTTTGCGAAGGCTTTCCATTTGAAATGCACTTGTTGCCTGAACTTCTTCTTGAAGTCCCTTGGATATAGAAGTAACTTTCTTGCCTTGTGTGAGGATTTTACCTACAGCGCCAGGGCCAAACCAAGTTGTTGGGTCTAAAGTTACATTGAGAACAGCATCAACAATGCCAGAGGATATGTGATACGCATTACTATTTGGATTCATATTAATGCCATTAAAAATGCTGCGACCAATGGTAAAAGACTCACCATTAATTTGTCCATACTTGCCCATAGCCTTGGCTTGTGCTTTACCTACCTTGGTTTCAGGTGAGATAAAGAATCCAGAACCAGTTCCCTTATTACCACTTGCAAGTAATGAACCAAAGGTTGTTGCTTCAAAAGCATTACGAAAATCTGTAATTGCACTTTTGCCATCAGTTAAATTACGGGTTGCAACTGTTGCAATATCGTATGGCAAACGAAGACCAGCAAATGCAGTACGCAGTGTTCCTTTAATTGGATTATAAACTGCTTCTCTGAAAGTCTTATCCATTGAACCTAAAATGCCACGGTCAGCCTTTACGTTGCTCTTAAGTTTATCAACTTTAAAAGCCTCATTTTTAAGTGCAGCAATTCCATCAATTGTTGTAATCTTATTAATGCCAGGAGTATTTGCAGTCAATCCTGCACGGGTCATGGCAACAACTAAATCTTTGCTGATACCAGGATATTTATTGGCAATAGCACTAAAGTTCGTATAAGTTTCTGGAGTTAAAGTGCCCATCTTAACTGCCATTAATTCCTGTGCAGGTGTAAGATATTGCGGCATTACTCTGCTTCCATCTCGTTGTACGCCTCAACCATCATCATTAGTTGACGCGACTCAGGGTTTGCTTTAGCCATAGCACGAATAAAAATAGAATCAGGGTTAGGTGCATCTATAGGAAGTGGTTGTGCTTCTATACCACGACCAGGACCATACTGAGCACCATCTGAAAGCGGAGTTCCCTGACTTCCAGAGCCAGGTGCAAATGCATTTACAGAAGGAATAGAAGATACTCGTGAAGGTTCTTGCATAGCCATGTTTGGTGTAGGAACATTAGTAGGTGCTCCTCCAGCAAGGGAAGTTAAATCAGCACGATTAGTGTATACACCACCAGAGGCATTTTGAATCTTTGCTTCGCGCTGAATCTTTTTTACACGCTCAGAAACATTTTTATCAGTACGAGATGAGTCTTTTCCTACACCTGAGACTTTTTCATTAATAGCCATTAGTCTTCATCCTCATCTAAGTGTTTTCTAATATCGTCTAATGTTGGAGTTCTCTCCATCCATTCAGGATATGCATCTTTTGCAGAAAGTATCCATAACGCATTGTCATTGGTAAATCCTGCTTTACGCAAAGATTTATAAAATTCGTGTAACTCAATAGCGTACTGGTCTAGTTTTGAGTAGTCCTCGTCAACTACTTTCTTCTTCCTTGTCGCCATTTATCCCCCTAGGCCTGCTAACATTGTTTGTAAATCTGCTGGTGCTCCCTGTTGTTGAGGGGCCCCGCCAGAAGGTTGTCCAGGAGCCGCTGGGGACGGGGGCGCTTGCTCAACTGGGCCTTGTGTGCCTGGCGGAGCCATCTCTGGCTGAGTTGGTTGTACAGGTGCTTCCACCTTGAACACTGCCAACGCAGCAGCCTCTATGCTCTCCCCTTTACGACGACGTTCAATAACGTCGGCAATATTCTGGATTAACTTAGATGGGTCCTGACCTTGTGCAACCATTGCTGGAATCGCTTGTGCGCTTGCAGTAATAGATGCTGTAAGGTTTTCGCGCATCTTTTCAATTTCAATACGTTGTTCTTCCATAGTAACGTTAACGCTCCATGGTAGTTCACGACGAATAAAATCTTTTGATACTAAGTCTGCACCTAATGCTTGAAGAGAGAAAATCAGAGCGCGGGAAGGGTCTAATCCAGCCATCAAGCCATATCGGACTTCTACCGAAGTATCGCCCTTAATGTCCTTGCCTGGCATGTACTTTAACTCGTACGGTGTGCCTTGCGCTACACCTCTGACATTCTTTTCTTTATTGAAAAGGATTTCGTCCATTTCAAAACACATCTTAATGACATCTTCCAACACCTCAGCAATGACTGTTTGACCAGCCTTAATCTGAGAGTCGAAAGCGCCAAGAAGTGCCTGAACACCTTGACCAGTGATAACACTTGCGTCAATGTTTCCAGTTCTACCCTCAGGATATCGAGCACCAAGTCTTAATTCTGATTGGAGTGCTGATTGCTCCTGGAAAGTAGCAGCGGGAATATCCAAACGGACACGCCCGACACCATTAGGATTTGTAGTACGGATGATTGCATCTGGGCCCATAGGCATATCAAGTACATCATCAGGTACTACAAGTGGAGCCTGGATTGACTTTTCAGCCGCTTCCATGGCTAGGTTTGCGAAACGAGCACGGGCAAGTTGTACGAATACAACATCATCAAACTGTCCGCGAGGCTTTCCGTCCAATGAAGGACGCTCTGCAATTACTACGGTCATCTTACCCATAGGATTCTTTGCAGATGATAAAATTAAATCTTTGCGTGATGGAACATAAAGTACGATTGTATCTTTATCCATATAGCGGATAACTTCAATTTCTTGGTTCATATTCTGGTCCCAGCCATATTGACCTAGGATGGCTCCAGTATATTCAGGGAACTCATTAACAAGTTCACCAATAGTTTTATTGTAACGCTTTGCATAGCAAACAAGGCGACCAAAACGGTCACGCTCATAGTAAACGCCAGTTGGGTCTTCAACTCGAATACGAGGAAGGTCTACATCCCAGTCTGGTTCAACGTGGATAGGCAAGAAACCATAGGAGAAGTACTGGTCTGAACCTGGATACATCTGAGTCTGCAAGCGTGAATAATAAACGTAATTGTTAGCAATCATGCTGCGCTTATCGGCAAACATACGAGCACGGTCAGATGTTACATTAGTTGTAGAGCAGTTAATCGAAGGAAGTGGTGCAAGTACTTCTGCTAGGTCGCGTGCTGCGACGTCAATGAAGTTTGCAACCATGGCATGAGGCATACCATCTGGAAACATGTCGGGAAATATCTCGACCATCTTTCCAGCGCGCACAAGGCTGATGTTGGCCATTTTGGTATCGCGCTCTGCAGCACGATGTTTCATAGCCTCAACGCGACGCGCGATAAGTTTAATGTCTGCCATTGTTATCCTATTCGTATTGTGCAAATTCGTAATCGTTGAGGTTTACCACATAACGAGTACTTTGTTGTTTTGCCGTAGCCCACTTATTAGGGATATGGCTTTGACTGATTCTTGTACTGCCAATTACTTCTCTTGCTCGCAGTTCACAGAACCATAGAGCCATTACACAGTCTGTCTTGCCTTTAGTATCTGGCTTCCAAGTAATCAATTGTTGGATTAGCGCCTTGATACCTTCTGAACCATCCTGAGATGGTAGTTCCATTAGGTTGTCATCTTGGTGTGCGTTAGTACGCATAGTCCCAAAGAGTCCTGACATGGCAGCCACACCGAACCCTACGTCCCATTTGTTCTTACCTGTGAACTGGCTAGAGAATCTAACACCAGTAGAGGCAAGGAACTGACGCAAGTTATCATCCAAAGCATATGCCTTCTGATGGGCGTTAGTCTCAATACGTAATTCATTAGGACGATACTTGTGCACCCAATCCTCAATTAACTTCTGAATCTTCTGAGGAGTAGGTTCGTGCATGTTCTCTACATCCAAGATGTAGCGTTTTCTAGTCTGACGGTCAACCGTCATAATAACAGCAGCGGTATTACCAGCCATCGCGGGGTCTAAGCCCATGATGGTGTACCACTGACCTTGCGTTTCTGGATGACCAGGTGTGCCAGGCTTTAGAGGCCCGCGTTTGCGCATCCTATTGATTGAACCTTGGACACATGCAGGCGGGAAGATAGAGTCCTCTTGGACGTCTTGCTGTTGATAAACAAGTGCCCAAGCAGAAGGAGAGACTTCTGAACGTCGACGAAACAGTGCTGGCCCGTTCCATTTAGGATAAAGACCGTCTTCATCGGGAAGGATGTCATCTTCTGAGCCCTCCCATGGTATGTTTGACTTAGGCCAAAGTGTAACCCATTTCTCAGGGTCATCATTGAATTCCAAAACCGCTGGCATTGAGAAGTAAGTGAACGGGGTCTTGCCACCAGTCCAATGCTCAGCATTTCTAATCTCACGATATAAATCATTTGAGGCAATACGTGTGCCCACAATCAGCAACTTGCCAGAATCACCAAGTCTAGTTACAACATCTCGCTGTAACCACAGCATTTGTTTTTCCCACTCATGAGCGTTAGACGTAGTAACAACGTCGTCAAGAATGATAAGGTTAGAACGAGCACCAGTGATTTGACCACCAACGCCAAGAGCCTGTACAGTAGGGTCCTTCTCAGTCGAGTCACGGCTGAGGTAGATACGGTCTGCTTTCCAGGTATCTGCATCTTCTTTCCATCCCCCAGCAGAGCCGTAGACGCTTTGCATCTTAGCCCACCGCTCATGAGACAGACGCTGCTTGATTGAGTATAGGTATTCTTTGGCGCGCTCTTGAGTCTTTGAGACGATGGTAATCTTGATGTTAGGGTCCATGGCTATGCGATAGACACAGTAGTTGACCGTGATGACTGTGGACTTGGCATGCTCAGGGGGTACGTTGATAAGTAAACGCTTAGCCGAGGCTGGCTCATAGACCATGCTATCATGGATGTAACTTGGCTCACGTCCCTCAAGGACGTCAATCCAGGAACGGTGATGCGGGAAGATGGGGCTGTCCAAGAACTCCTTAGAGAACTCTTCAAAGCCCAGTTTAAACTTAGCGTCCCCTGTGACGATGCTTAGGGTTTTTTCTCCCTCTTCACGGGCTGCTTCGAGGAGCCTCATGAATTTATCGTCTTGACGCCATGTTTTCATAACATCAGGCTTTCTATCTGCCCTTGCTATGGCGTCATCTAATGATAAACCTTGCTTAATAAATTCTAATACTTTGGCTTTTGCTTCCCGTAATGCCTTGACATTATGATGCTCAGTACCTTTACCTGCAGCCATAACTCCCCCTATAAAAACCTGATATAAAACCGAGGGCTTTTTCCCCTTATAGATTCGCTAATTTAGGCCGTCCAAATTAGCGTTTCCCCCTTATCGCTCGGCTCGTTTACGAGCCTCGCTACCCCCTTGGTTCGTGGCTGGCCATAAGCCAGCACTACACTACGTTCCGTACTGTCTTAGCCAACCACTCACGACCAGATAAACTCACTCTGTAGGAGTCGTTCGTTTATTTGTTTCTCTATATATACTAACCCGTTCAAAAGACAAAAACGAACGCACGATGGTATACTTTGTGACTAACGTCACAGATATTATAGTACTAATACGGACATATTGGGACACTGGAGGCCAAATACTGTAAAAATATTTTTGGCCGATAGTGTATATACATCCCCGGAGGGGATAAGTAACACTGGGGTCGCCCAGGGCGACACGAGGCTTTTCAAGCCAATAAGAGTGCGCTTTAGCGCACGATAGAGTCTTTGTCTTTGTCCTTTGTCGTTTACGACAGGATAAGTTTTAACAATCGCTTCCGCGATTTAAGTAAGTGTCGGCAGACCGCGAGCGAGGAACGAGCGAGCGCGTTTTTTAGTTTGTGTTGGGATGCTTTGGTGAGCGTGTTGGGTGACTATCTGCCTGACCGTTTGAGCGTGTGGCTGAGCGTGGCTGAGCGTACGATAATCGTACAGACACTAGGCATTTGGATTTGACTCTAGGGGGCATTTCTGGGATGATTCTCTTAGTGGTTAATCCTAATCACTCTAAATCGAAAGGCTCTAAAATGTCAGCACCAAAGTCAGGCAAAGTAATCTCAAGCAAGGACGCAATCAACGAGTCACTCGTTTCAGACTTCGCTTCTATCCTGAACCTTCAGGGCGAATTGAACTGGTACGAGAAGGCGGTTTCAATGCTCAACGCGGGCACAATTTCCGTTCGTGGTCTCAAGGCCACAATCGAGAAGGCTGAGGAAGTCGGCACGGCTCCAACGCTTCGCGGGTCTCAGGTTCAGTATTTCGTGGACTCTGCCGATGTCCGTAAATTGGAAGGCGCAAAGGCTCAGACTCTCAAGGTCATTTTAAACACCACAATTCAGGCCAAGCGCGCTTACAAGAAGGATTTTTCCGCTAAACTTAGCGAGGCTCAGACCTTCGCTCAATTCGTCCGCGCGATTCCTTCACAGGGTGAGCGCGCAAAGGCTGGACGCAAGGCAAAGGCGGGCGAGACTCTCGCCAACCTAGACGCCTACATTTCTCTCTTCATGGGAGCGAAAGAGTTGGAAGACCTTTCAATTCAGAACGAGGCTCAATGGGGCGAGTTTGTGAAGTTCGTGGGCGCGCTGGTCAAGGCTCACAATTCTAATCATCCAAGCGTGAAGGCTCAACGCGTAGCCGCTTAATTCTCAAGGCTCAAGCCCTCACCCTCTTTCGGGGGTGGGGGCTTCGCCATGTCCGATAATCGTACACGCGCTCCGCGCGAAAAGTTTGTGTCCGACAGTTTGTGTCGGACGAGTTTGTGTTGGGGCATGGGGCATAGCCGTAGTCGTGGCGTAAAAGGTTTGTGTCGGGGGTGGGGGTTAGCCGTAGTCGTTTTGCGTGGATAGCCCTAGCCGTAGTCGCTTGACTTAGCCAGCCATACCCAGTATTCTTAGATAGTGGACATTCTGCCCACACCAAGCCGTACGATAATCGTACAGCGATACCCGAAAGGAAGTTAGATGTACCTACAAGTAACCGACCTAATCGCTATCGTGATAGCACTAGGCGTATCAGTAACACTCGTCATCACATCAGCACTACATAACGCACGCCTAACCCGTGCCGTTGAGGAATACCGCAAGGCATACTTCGACATCAAGGCGGGCAAGTAATCATGGCTTACGGATACTTAGAGTTAGGCGTCTGTGCGCGTTGTTCAGCACCTGACCACCTCTTTGTCAGTTCTACTGAGTCACAGGATATGCGCGGTATATGCGTTCACTGCTGGACTCATTGGTACAACAATGAATCATGGCCAAAGGTAGAGGAGTTCCCTATCTTAGCCACAGGCGAGAGATGCGAAGCATGTTTACGGCCTGAGGTTGAAGGTCATGAACGCTGGTCATTGACTACTGCTCACCTAGCAGACGGCAGAGTCATTATTGCTCATAACCGTTGCTCTAACGAAGGTTGCTCAGATTGTGACCTTAACTATGCACACCTTATCAACCGCCCATGGCGTCAGACATATGAAAGGAATGGAGATGCTTACAAAACTGGAGACTTTACTGAGTTCATTCAGATTGAAGGAGAAACTAGATGCACAACCTGTACAGAAAGTTTCTACGAAGACAACGGTGGTGAAGGTAACTTCCATTGGTGTGAAAACTGCGAAGACACCGTACGATTATCGTACACCCAACGATTCGACGGAAATCGCTACTGCCAAACATGTATTGACAACAATGTCTACACATGTGACGACTGTGGAGACGAATACTGGGACGGAAGTCATGATGATTGTAGTGCTGACGAAGAAGATGAGTCGGTCATTCACAGTTACTCCTACCGCCCACGACCTTACTTCATTGGCACAGGGCAGTATCACCTCGGCTTCGAGTTAGAAGTAGAGGCACGCAACGGCTCTAGGTATGAAGGTGCTGAGATAGCACAGAATACTTTAGGTGCTACTGCATACATGAAAGATGATGGCTCACTATCTGACGGCTTCGAGATAGTCACACATCCTCACACTCTTGAGAAGTATCAGAAAGAGTTTAAGTGGGAAGTGCTGACCAAACTCAAGTCTCAAGGCTATCGCTCATGGAACACCACATCATGCGGGTTGCATGTCCATGTATCCCGTACCGCTTTTGGTACTGGCAAGAATCCATGGGCAGGAGGCATCAAAGAGCGAGATGCAATTATCTTGGCTCGACAATCGCATGAGTTACGCTTCATGAAGTTGGTTTATGATAATCAGCGACAGGTTGAGCGTATCGCTGGCCGTAGTAACAATAACTATGCAGCGTTTAACGATAAGGGTCACTTAGTACGCAAGGTCAAGTTTGGTGAGCAGAATAACGGAAGGTACTCTGCTATCAACACCGAGAATGATGCAACCATAGAGGTGCGTGTCTTCAAGGGTTCACTACGCAAGGAGAGAGTGCTGTCTGCTCTTGAGTTCGTAAGTGCAGCAGTTGAGTACACACGCGACCTCAAGGTAACACCAAAGAACCAAGCCCTGACATGGCTGGCGTTCACAGGATACATCTCAAGCAATCTTGAGACTTATCCAAACCTAGCCACAATCATGAGCGAATCGTTCGCCAATGATGTACCAAACTCAGAAGACTAATCGTACGATAATCGTACAGAAAAGAGATATCTAATGTGTATGTTATGTGTAATCCCGCCCAATGTAATTCCGTCAAGAGATAAGTTAGAAGCAAGTGCGCTCAACAATCCACACGGATTTGGTTTCGCAATCGTTATACCAAGTGAGAATCGTATCCATAGTGAGCGCACTATGAACGCTGACACATCTATCAATCGCTTCCTAGAGATGCGCGCCAAGTATCCTGAGGGTTATGCCACATGGCACGCCCGTCTTGCTACACATGGCACAACGACAGTAGATAACTGTCACCCATTCAAGGTAGGTCATGATGAGCGTACCTACCTAGCACACAATGGCATCCTGCCTATCATTGAACCGCAAGGTGATACCCGTAGTGATACGCGTATCTTTGCAGAAGACTTACTGCCTGCTATCGGTGGTGTATCTGCATTAGATAATACTCAAGTGTATAACCTAATCGAAGACTTCACTTCGGGTTCTAAGGTGTGTGTGCTAACAGTAGACCCACGCGCTAAGTATCAGTGCTACCTTATCCATGAGGAAAAGGGAAAGAGAGATGCATCAGGTGTATGGTGGTCTAACGACTCATGCTACCTTGATTCATATAGCAGAATGTGGACATCTGTCAAACCTCTAGACTTTGGCTTAACTGTCAAAGATGATGAGGATATATGGGCTTACTGTGAGGTATGCGATTACACAGTACCCGAAAAGCCCGAGAAGGCAGAAGATTACTGCCCTCAATGCGGATGCTGTTTCATGTGTATGACATACATGAACGATTGCATGTGCTATCAAGGCAAGGGTGCTAACACATCCAACAACTGGTGGAACAAGTCAGACTTTCAAGGGGGGTGGGGCTGGTGAGTAACCAACCACGCAAAGTAGTACCACCTACCCCGTATTACTACGGCATGAGAGCCGAATTATTCCTGCATGATGCTCAACAAGCATTATTGCAGGGAGATACAAGCAAACACGCACAGATGATGCTCAAAGCCGTTGAGTATCAGACACTAGCGGAACAATTACCGCTAGAGAAAGGTCAGTAATGACCCAATACACGAATGCGAAATGCTGGACATGTAGAATGGATATATCCGTGCCTACATATGACCTAGCAGAGCGCAATTACTGTCAGTCGTGTGCTTTCTCTAAGTTAGGGGTGTACGATAATCGTACACTTCTAACAGAGGAGACATATGATTGATAACCACTTACCAATGTTCACTAATCAGGCGTCATGTTTCGATAAGGGATATGACCCTGAGTGGTGGCATCCGCAAGAGTTATCAGGTCGTGGTCGAAAATGGAGTAATACTCCTGAGGCTACGCTTGCTCGCTCAATCTGTCATGACTGCCCTGCTAAGCAAGAGTGCAAGGATTATTCTTTGCGCTACTCAAATCTTACTGGGATTTGGGCAGGTCTAGATAGACTCGAAAGACACGCTATGCAGGTTGCTCTAGATATCACGCCAATAGATTGGCTATCTACCTATGAGTCTGCTGTGTATAGAGTGCCACATAACTGGGAGAAAAATGAATAAAGAAGATGAGTACGAATACTTTGTCGAAAGTGTAGGTGAGCAGTTAATGCTTATGCTTTGGACATCCCTTGCAACGCTAACCATAGTTGGTGTAATCTTATGGATTGCACTCTAGTGTACGATAATCGTACAGAAAGGAAGTAACATGGTACTCATTGAGGAACATGAGTTTAACAGTGAACAGTTGCCTCACGGCTATGTGATTACATGCAAACTAGATAATGGCGAAATCATTATCTATGGCGCATTTGATACCATTGACGCTGCAATTAAGTTCGGTATCAGACTGATTAACGCAACAGTAAAACCACTCTACCCACCAACACTACACTAAGGAAAAAAATGCAACCAAAATACCCGATTAAAGTTCAACTAACAGGCAACGATGGCAACGCAATGACTATCATGTCTAATGTAGGTCGAGCACTCATGCGTAATGGCGTGCTCAAAGAAGAAGTAGATGCCTTCTATCAGGAGGCTATGTCAGGCGATTATGACGACTTACTACAGACCGCTATGCGGTGGGTAGAGGTTGAGTAATGAGTGAGCCAAGAGATGATGACGATATCGCATTAGATATCGAAGATGATGAGGAAGAACTAGATGATGAGTTCGACACCTTAGAAGAAAAATATGGAATAGACTAACTGTACGATAATCGTACACCGCCCCTCACCCGTAACTGGGTGGGGGGCTTTTTTTATGCCTTAGTGTACTTACCTGTCTTATGCTGACAACAACAATCTTTGTATTCACATTCCGCATGGAACATTACCGCAATCGCTATGTCACCAACTGAATTGGCCGTGCCTGCTGCTCTACACTTTGTACATATCATGCGTTGTCTATCCCTTGTGGTAGGATTAGCCCTGCCTTCTTAGCAGCGCGCTTTTCAGCGCGATTGCTAGGGGTCGGCCCCGCGGGAGCGGAAGTTTGTGTCGGATAGACCTCGGCGTTCTGCTGAACTTGTTGTGTATACTCAGGGGAGAAGATTGCAGATGCTTGTACAATATCAACATACTGATGGAAGTAATCTATAAATATATAGACCTGAGAGATAAGATTCTCAGACATGTCTTTAACATCGGTGATGAGTTTTAAGTCATCGGGTGCAAGGCTATCAGTCCAAGTCTTGTCCGATAACTTCGTCTCCAAGTTCTTGTATATCTCCGATACTTCCTGTATCTGCATTAATCTGCTCATTGACTTGCTCCTCTGTATAGTCTCGTTCTTTGCGTGGTCTAGAACCACCAAGATAGTTTAGCAAATTGTTTACCGCTCTGTTAACTCGCATGCGAGCAGCATCCTCTGTGATGGCTAATTCTGTTGCCAGGCTAGCGTTATCACAGCCTTCTCCGAAACGTAGATAGATGATACTGGATTGCTCTGCGGTTAATTTATTTAATCCAACCTCAATATCACCCATCATGGCAAACCAGTTACCACCTTCTGATGCTACCTTCTTGGATTTAGTAAAACCTAATTCAGCCATACTTGGTGCAGTAAGGTCGCCTACAAGTACTGCAGGTAACAACAACTCAACAACCTCACGGTCATAGTAATAGTTATCTTCAACCTTGTAACCAACTGCACGTGCCTTCTCGCGTTGACAGTAATCTTTAGCAGCATTACGCAGCGACCTAGCAATCAGTTTAGTTGACTGCTTACCTTCAAGTGTCTCCCATAGTTTAACTTTGTTAGGATGTTCTAAGAACCATATCCATAATTCCTGACGAATATCATCAGCATCACACATATGAAACTTACGGGAGAACTCATAAGCAATCATTGCTACAAGGTTCTCATACTTTTCTGTCTCTACCACTTAAATGTTTTACCATCCACAGTAAAAGATTGATTGACGATTGGAACAATCTGTGGCGTAACATTGTTACCATCCACATGCAAAATACCAAAGCCCTGTTGCCATGTGAATAGCCCAGCCTTGATGTATTTAGCATTACGGTAATCCATAAGATTACCCAGTTCCATACCCCAAATAGTCTTAGGCTTACCACCACGATATGTTTGAGTCTGATGTGTAAGACCCATACGGTGCGTATGACCACACACAACAGACATACCTGAGCGTTTTGCTAATCCCAATGCAGTAGCACCTGCAGTTGGTTGTACGTTGCCTTCATCACCATGCATCAGTAACCAACCTGGCGCTAACTGATAAGGGTCAGTATGATATTTAATTTCAAGGTCATCAAGACCTAAAAAGTTTTCTAATTGCAATTCAGGTAGGCCAAGTAACCCTGGCGCCCTCATTGCAACTGTGTTAAACAAGCGGTCAGTATGGTTACTGCGTACCATGTGCTCAATAGTTAAATCATATAGCACTTGGCGTGTAAGGTCACGGTCACGACCAATAGAGCGTTCATACTCTAGTTCAGTACCCTTACTCCACTTACTAATTGTTTGCATATCCATCTCGTCACCACAAGAGACGACTGTCTCAGGTTGGTACCATTGAATGAATTTAGCAACTGCTTTGGTGGCTTCTACATCGTGGTACGGGACCTGCAAATCGGAAATGCAAACGATATTTTTCATTTCTTTTTGGCTGCTTTCTTTGGTGCTGCTTTTTTAGCAACAGTTTTTTTAGCGCGACGCTTGTTCTCTAATCCAACGTTTTCGCTTTTGGAGATTGTTCTGAGGTTTGACATCCTGTCATCTCCTGCTCGACCTTTGTTGTTTTTGTGGTCGACTTCTGTTTTTCTTGGTAATGTTTTTCCTGTGGAATTTTCGTAATCAACTCTAGCCTTATTGCTAGAAGTCGTAACCACTGTGCCATCTTTTTTCTTTCTCTTGAATACGTAGATTGGTCTACCACCATTTTGCTTACTGCCTTTGTATGGTCCGAAGATTTTCATTCTTGTGGCCATTTTCCTCTCAGCACCATCATTCCGATGATTGCATAGTTTGCTAAATCCTTGAACGAGTCTTCAAGAGATTCATGTTCTGCATCTGCACCGCTATCAACTAGATGGTTGATGCGAGCAATTTTGTCCCACATACGTACACGAAGTCCATTGATAGGTCCACCAGGAGATTTAGCAATATTGAGTGGGCCGTAGTCTTTATGCTTACTCAATAGTAACATGTATAGTTCATCAATGATTTCATAGACATCCATATCAAACTTCTCAGGAGTCTTTTCCATCCATGCTATCTCTTTTAATTCTGCTCTATTCATTCTCTTTGAGTAACCTCTCGATTCCTTCCATGACTTCTGTCATCTCCGATTGTACTACAGTTTCTTCGATAAAGTCGGCCAACTCGTCACCGCTTGCGTTAATCATCAGCAAGGTAGCGGACTGGATATGGTCATACATGGCATCAAGGTCGCCCTTATTGGTAATCTCATTGAGGATGGAAAGGAACATGAATAGGTCAAAGGAGTACCTCTTGTTAAGCCTTACACCCCACTCATACTCAACCCCACAGTGCTCCATGAACTCAAACAAGTCACATGTGATGAACTCACATTTAGGTTCTGAACACTCAAAGTGTCCGTCAACTGGAATTAACATTACTGTACACTCGCAATCTTGTTCTTAAAGTAGTCTGCCCCATGCAGACGATACATAGAGTTTACATCTTCCCCCTCAGGCATCTGAACTACCACCAAATTGCCCAACTCACGAGAGAGAGACTTGCCAAAGTCAGAGCCAGCATTATCCCCGTCAGCAAAGAGAAAAACCTTATCAAAGTCTGCGAGGAGACGGGTATAGTGTTTTTTCCAATTGTTAACTCCTGGCACACCCACGGCAGGTATGTCACAAACAAAATCGAGCGTGATGGTGTCAATCTCACCTTCACATATGCAAATGTATGAAGATGCCCTAAATAAGGCACCGACGTTGTATAGATGTGTGCTAGCACCGGCCATGCCCATATACTTCGGTTCAGATAAGTCCAATGACCTAAACCGAACATCAACCACGCCCGAGCGTGTAAGGTAGGGGATTGCGAGCCTATTGATATACGCTTCATGACCCGTTAACGGCTCTAAGACGACGCCCAATCGTGCGCGAGTTGCTGCTTCCAGCGTTATGCCCCGCTCTGCTAGATAATCTTCCGCCTCGTGTAGTGCGCTGTGGTATAACTTCGCCGCGCGCGTTAAGGATTCCCTCTGCGATGCTGATTGCTTCACGGAAACCGACCCCCTCTTTGTCCATTATAATTTTGTAGCCATCGCCCTTGTACTGGCATCCATGGCACTTGAAAATATTCTCTTGTAAATTAACTGCTGATGATGCGTGTGAATCATTATGAAACGGACACTTCATCTTAGCCCAACCATTTCTGGTCGGTACTGTAGCACCATAGTGCTCAAGTATCGCGGTGATGTTCGGGTTTTCTCTCACTTGTCTAACACCTTCCTAAGAAGTTCTATCCATACATGCACAGGCATGGTTGCGTACCAGTCTCCAGGATTCCCCCGACCTTTCCTCTTGTGCACAACCACACCTGTCCACGCCTTGTCGTTAGCCATCTCGACTATCAACTCTTCTGTCCACCCTGCTAAGTCCATCTTAGCATGGTTCTTTATCTCTATAGTGACTCCAGGAATCCCTGAGATGTCACCTTTATCAAGGGTCGCACCTGCTAAACGCCTGTCTACATACGGGAACCATTGCTTGAGGTATTTTACCACATCTCGCTCTGCTCCTGCACCTTTAGCCTTTGCTGCGCGACCACCCATTATTAGTACCAGCCGTGACGGTTATGAAAGGCTAATGCCTTTGATGGACTGCCGTATCGGTGTTTAATATATTTCAATCCTAAGTCAATTTGCTTTAGCATCGGTGTATCCTTAGGCATCTTGAGCATCTGAGGAATCCCATATGCAGTTGAGTGTGGGTTGTCTGCCGTGTAATCCCAGCGAGACTCTCTATCCCATAAAGTAAAGAGTGCTTTCCACTCATGGTTACTCTGATACTGTGCTAGAACTTTTCCTCTAGCAATTTGCTTTGCCATCTTCTTCATCTCTGAAATAGAGACAAAGATTATTGGCTTATTGCATTTCTCTACTATAATTGTGTGGCTCTTGATAAACATCGCACCCACAGCGTGAGGCAAAGTTCCCACAAAGACTACAGCAGCCATTATCCAAGCGTATGTTGTTAGTTTCATTTTTACTCCTCAATTGGTGCGGTTGCTTGCGTTCCACAATCAACACACTCCATATCTCTGAAATACATCCCAATAGTACCATCCTCTTGGAAGGCTACCTTGAGATTCCAAATATAACATCCACAGATGCATACACTGGTAGGTTCACCACGTATATCCATCGCCCTTGTGTAATCTGGCTTTAATTGGTTTATATCTTTAGTCATCGTCATCGTCCCACTCATCAGGTTCTACTGTAGGAAACGGATTTCCCCAGTCAGGAGTGGGTACAATTGGGTCGATGAAACTCATTTTAACCTCTCAGCGATGTCAGAAACATCCATGTATTCAGGGTTAAAGTTCAACCAAAAGGCTGTATTGCCTGATGGGTCTGCTTTACCATAACGGTTCTTTACTGGTGCTACGGCGATAAAGCCAGGAGCATCAGAGCCAACTGTACAGATAAGAGCAGGTAACTGTGCAACCATACCCTGCAAAGCAGAGCGAGGTTGGCACGGTGTACCTGTGTAGGACTCCTTTGTATGATGAAGCACCACAACAGCAGCGTTAGTATCTCTTGCAAGGTACTTAAGTTCTTTCAGAGTAGAGCGCATGTTAGCAAACTCTTCTCCGCCATCGTTAGCAATATCCATTAGGTTATCGACAACGATAAGAGTAGGTGAACATCCCCATAGTTCCTCAAAGGCAGCCACCTCTTGGTCTAAATCATCAAGCGTAGGTGCTGATTCAAAAGACCAAAAGATGTGCCCTGAGTTTTCATTTATAGTCTTACGAGTATTGGCAACATCAGCCTCAAGCATATGTTCTGCCTCAGTCTGAGGTTTGCCAGTAATCATAGATAGTAATCGCATAGCCATTGTATGAGCATTAGTATCTGCACTCACATAGAGTGTAGGAACCTTTGCTCTCAATGCTATGGCTAACGCCACGGAAGACTTGCCAGCACCAGGAGTACCAGCAATCATAGAGACTTCTGCTCTACGAAAGACAATCTTGTTTATCTCAAAGGTACGAAAGACAGTTGGTAGTGGTTCACCACCTATGTCCTTGGAACCTACGGCGCGGGCAAGTGTTCTCATGGGTTAGAAACTATTCCATTCTGCTTCGCCTCGACGAAGCCATACTGGTTCACACTGGTCAGGAGTTCCCTTAGGTGAAGGGCACATATATGCCTTCCATGGTCCCTTGGCGCCTTGTCCTGTGCGCTTTGACATCACTCCGTGCTTACACTTCTTGCCCTCAGGCCCGAGTGTATTTACAGCAGTTTGTGTTGGATGTGCAGTATGGTCTACTTGTCCCTCAGGAAAAGCAGAACGTAGTGTATCCATAGCCTGTGATGCATTTTGAGGTGCACCATAGATTGATTGTGCCATAGTCTTGAGTACATCCTGCGACTCTTCGACTCCGATTACGCTTTCTAGGGCTTCACAGAATGCTGTGTAAGTATCCCCAGCCACAACGAAGATTCTGCCATCGTTGAGTTTGCTACTAACTTGGAAGTTAGCCGTCATTTGCCTTGCTCCTTATCTCGTTCGTGTTTGAACCCTATGTTTTCCCAATAATCAGCCCAATCATCTATGGACTTCATCATCGGTACTATGCTACTAACTAACGTGTCCATTAACAAACTTGCAGAAGGATGTTATACCACATCGACCACAGTTGGAGAGGTTAGGTAAAAAGATAGTTTCTTTACGAGCCTTGTCGAAGGTATTGAGCATATCTTCTATACGTTCTGAGTGTAGGTTTGCTAAACTCCATAGCGAGATATGACCAGTACGTGCATCCCAAAAGCCTGCCTTGTCGACAGTAATCCCTTGTTTCTCAAGCGCCCACGCATAGACCGCGAGTTGCAAAGGATGCCTTTGGGATGACGCACCAGTTTTGATATCGAGGAGCACCCGATTCCCCTCGAAGTCAGTCATAACACGGTCAATAGCCATTTTGACTGTGCTATCTTCGATTTCAATTTCATATTCTTTTTCAACAAAGTCTTCGTATACATTCCAGCCATTCTGACGGAATGCAATCCAGCGGTCTAGCATCCATAGGCCTTCGCCATACCACCATGACATGTCCTCACGTTTGGCAAACTGCCACGTGTTCATGTCACCATTGATTGCTTCGTCTTCTTTGACCTGCTCGTACCAGACTTTATTCCAGATACTTTCAGAACTACCACCCTCAAGGTCGTAGACTTCTGTAGCCTTATGGACTGCTGAGCCACCTGTAAACCAGACGGCATGTGCTTCTTGTACTCCTTCTACTTTTTGAAGGTAGTACTTCCATCCACACTCTTGCCAAGTGGTAAAAGAGGAATAGGATATATGCTTAGGTAATTCGTTCATGAAGATACTCTATCACAGCCATGGGAATCATATGGGTCGAATCCACAGAAGTAACAATCCATAGTTTCTTCACATAACTTGCATAGGTATTTAAACTGCATCTCATCACAGCAATAATGGATAACATCCATGATGTGGTAGTACTCGTTTTCGTCTATAAATTTAGTCATAGCGGTACGATACCATACGATACGGATAACGGGTTTCTTCAAACCTGTCTGAGCCAGATTTTAAGAAACGCCCCCCTACCCCCCATAGAAAACTAAGGTGGTCAGGGGAGTGGAATCAGACATATGTCGTCACCGTCATTTGAAGTTTCCGCCCCACGGTTACCCGCTCTACTATGATACACTAAGAATCCAAACTATGGGGGTTGAAATGGCAGCAAAACAAATAGGGGTAGGAAAGTGGCTAACCTATGGTCGATTGGGTGGCTTTGGTATTGGTTTTACTGTAAGCAGATTCTACGCTAATCTAGACCTTGGGTTCTGGTACATAGGCTTGGAGTACTAATGACACACGATGAACTGTCTAAAAAACTAGAAGGACTATGGCACGATTCTTTTAAGGCACCAGGGTATCAAGCCCTTCGTGCAATAGTGGAATTGCATAAACCAGCATTTGCTGTTATAGACGGTGTTAAGGGTGCTGAGTGGTGTTACCAATGCGCCGACCAAAGAGGGTATGCAAAATACCCCTGCCCAACCATTCAAATTATTGAGAAGGAGTTGGATTGATGCCTACTTACGAATATAAGTGTGACAACTGCGGTGGAACTATAGAGATACAGGTTGCCATGGAGGATAGGGATAACTACTGGGAATGTACCTGTGGAGAACCTATGAAGCGGGTTCTATCTGTGCCTGCTATCAAGTTTAACGGCACAGGATTCTACTCAACAGGCGGATAAAACAAGAAAAAACCCCTCTACCCTAGTATTTCTACTAAGGTGAGGGGTAATCTCGTCTCTAAAGTGGCTTAGAAGGCTTTTAAAGCCTAGTTTGAACCACGTCCGAACTCTGTTGCAGATGGGTCTAACCACTTTAGGATAGGTCCAGCAGCGCCAGCAAGGGCTGCGTATGCAAGAGTCTTAAGGTCTGTTTCACCAGCAAGGTAGAGAGCCACGGCAGATGCTGCAGCAGCGCGGAACCATGATAGTGAGATTTGCTTAAATTGTTCCATTATATCCTCCTAGGATTATTTTGCACCGTGTAATTTACAGCAGGTACAAACTTCTGTCTTGTATGCCTTTTTAGAAGGCACGGGCATTACTCTAGCAGCAACCTGGGCAACTATGCTCGGTTGATTCATCCACCAAAACCATGGACTAGTATCGGCACCCATAGTGGACTCAATAGAAATATGTAGATGCTTATTATGAGGATTAGTCCCAACGTACCGTCTGTTTCCCAGTTTGGCTTTGTCTCTTGACCAAATCTTGCCTTGGAATATGAGATATCTGACTCTCTTGTCTTCTTTAAGTTTTTCAAAGATTTCAGCACAGTCAATTCCATTCTTAGGGTCGTGTGTAAGGTCTACGGCATAGCCTGTATTATGGTCAGAGGTTGGGTTCTGTCTGATATGAGCAGCACTCGGAAGGAGCCCATCTGAGGCTTTCTTGCGCTTGGGTCTTAACGCCGTCGCTTGGCGCAATACAGCAATTACAGCAGGCGTGGCTCTCTTGGCTACAGGTCTCATTCATTCTTCCCTCGTTGTAACATCATTTGATACAGAATTTCTACTTTTTCTTCTAATCTGATAACTGAATCTTTAAGGCTAGACCCAGAGTTGGGCTTCAATTCATACAGATAATGCTTGACTAACCATCGCACCGAAGCAGTAAATGCAGAAATGATGGCGATAATAGATACGATTAGTCCAGCCCAACTTGATGGGTTCATTAGTTTGCGCTCCTAGGAGTTATAAGGTACGGATGGTTAGTAACAAGATGCCTCCAAAGCCTGAATTTCTCTTGTCGGTTGGTGTTTTATTGACGAACTGTATGCTTTCTATTAAACCTAGATATGACTCATTTGTTCTAAAATCTTCAATACGGATACTATCTCCAGTATTTTCAATTATTTCTAGGCTACTCATATTTTCAAACGCCCTATTTTCATAACCTATCTGGACACCATTGACATCTATTTCCCTGTCATAGCATGAGATTGGGTATTGGATAAGACGTTGGCGTGGGATAGAAGGCAATGATTTGAGTTGGTAGCCATTAAATGTTGGCCCCTTGGTATTGTCTTCTGTGAATCGCTTGAGAGTAAACTTAAAAGACATGTACTCTTGTGGACCCTGTGGGTAGAATATATTTACCTCTGGAGTAAAGTCCTTTTCGGCAAAGTTACCAATAGTGTATACGTTTTCAAGACTATCTATTGATTCGATAGTTAACCCACCAGTAGCATTATTAACACGTGCTTTAAGTGTCTTAAATACTTTATTCTCAAGTGTCCCATAACGGATAGCACCTGTAGTCAGGTAGCCTTGTGAAAGCAAAGTACTTGCATTCTCAATATAGACATTACCATTTGCTGCACTAGCATATGTAGTTGTAAAGGCAATACGAGAAGTACCGTCCATGAAGGCACAAGATGTAGTTTGATGACCAGTTACTCCAGGATAATAGACATCATTAGCCCATGCAAAACGCAGTGGCTCAATTTGAGTTTCTAGATTAATACGTATAAGTCCTGGTTCCCCATCTACTGAGGTAGCACACCATACAAAACTATCACGAGCAGCAAAGTCGTAGCAAGGTTGGCTAGTTTCTACAATTAATGGACCGTAAGCAATAGAACCATCTTGGTCACTTACCAATGCAGCACGGATTCCCTTATTAGTACCAATCATCATATATCCAAGATAATAATAAATCTTGTGAATGATTTCACCAACTGGCATCTCTGCAGCAATAATTGCTGAGGATAGAGTAGGTAGGGCACCAGTGCTTGTATTTAATGTAAACTTTGAGATTGTTGACTGGATACCATTGTAGCCCGCGATATAGATAGCAGGGCCAGATGCTGTGATGCTGGTATAAACATGTGTAGATGCTGGATGTGTGTATAAAGGTGCAGGTAATGCAGTTGCCCCTGATGAGAATTCATAGACCTTGTTATCAGCGCACATAATAATACGCTCTTTAACATACTCCATAACTGCATTAGATACAGTTCCTGAGGCTGCAGAAAACATTGTTGTCTCAGCAGTACTTGAGTCGCCAGTTAGAGGCTTAGATAAGACTGTCATCTTGTTAGTTCCACTGACTTTGTTAGTTACCCAATATGCCGTAGTTCCATCATCGCAAATAGCATAGACAGGTGAATCTGTTCCAGCATTGTAATCAATAAAATGAGTTACTGTTCCAGAGGTATTAATCTTATCAACATCATATTCGTCAAGTAGGAGTATGCCTTCATTAGTTGACCACTTAATAGAACGAACTGTCTGGAATGCTCTGCCATTAGATTGAATTGGACCTGTAACAACATGTCCCTGTGCGCATGACTTAAGAAGAGTTAATTTACCCTTATTCCATACATTGACGCCTTTGCTGTCTGCATAACGATAAGAGACTGTTTCACCTGATGATGGGTCATAATAATTAATTCCATCACCATTGTGGAAAGATGACTGAGCGCGAACCCACCAGCCAGTAATTGACTGTTCACCTGGTTCGTTGCTTTGGTCAATCTGTTGCTTACGATATGCCGCTGTTTCACGACGATAAGGTGTTTCATCGCTAGTAGCAAGGAAAAATGGGACGCCATTTACAGCAATATCATATGCTTCCCCGCCACTACCGTATGAGATTGAAGCAACTGGATTGGAAAGTACATAAGGTATTGCCTCGGTAATATCATCGCCATACGGCATTGTCTACTCCTTTAATTTACTTTGAAAGTGCTGCGATTTCTTCTGCTGTTAAGCCAAGTGCTGCTAGTTTAGAATGTGCTGCTTCTTTTGCTGCAGCAACTGCTGCTGCCTCTGCCTCTGCTGCTACTCGCTCAGCCTCAGCCTGTGCTGCTGCTGCTTCGTTTGCTGCAATCTCTTCTGCAGTTAAAGGACGCTCAGTTACTTCGCCTGTAGCGCAGTTTACTTCTACTGCTGTTGGTGTGTCTGTCATTTATTTCTCCTTAGTTTCTCTTGATGCCGTATAGATAGAAAGATGAACCTGTTAATAAATTGCTAAGATTTCCCGTAAAAGAAAGCGAAGTAAGTACGGTTGAATTTCTATAATATCCTGCAAGTATATTCGTAGAGGAAGCAGCAGAGTTATTTTCTGCCGTTGTAATTACACCCAACTGTTTAAAATTGCCTAATACTGCGTAAGATGGAATATAAATTTCAGTATTTGAAAAGGTATTAGCAGTTGAGCCATTGCCATTGACAAGAACATACGTTATTTGTTGCTGATTTACTTCGGCTGCGCCGCCAACGCTACCACTACTTCCAGTAAGTCTTGAAAATGAATAGTTTGTTGCCGTATCTCCATTTATTCTTAGATTCAACGGGTCGCTATTTCCAGCAGCATCAGTTCTTGCACTAATTTTTATCACTAAATCAGTATAAATATCAGGGATTGAGGAGAAGGTAACAGATGAAGCAGATGCGGTAAGTACGTTACTTGCTATAAGTGAGTATGTATTTGCCATTATGCCGCCTTAATTCCATAAAGGGTTGCCGTATAGTACATAGTTGTATTATCGAAACCGTTCATATTTACAGAAGTAAAAGAAATACTAGTTATTGCGGCAGTATTTCTCCACATTCCTATCGTTGACGCGACTAGTCCATTTCCAGTAGAAGCACTGTTTATGTTATTATTAGTAGAGATAAGTACTGTTTTATTAATTGAATTTGCATAACCAAAAAAATCAAATTGATACGAACCAAATTCAGTTTGTGCGGTATTTACAGAAGCAAGTAGCATCCAGCTTGAATTAGCAAACTGACCTACTGAAGGAGTACCACCACTACTAATAATACTTATTGAGGAGTAATTTGAAGCATTATCACCATTTATCCGAATAAAAAAAGCGTCTGGTTGATTATTTACTCTAGCGTTTATTGAAAGCCTTAGGTCAGTATAAGTACTTGGGATACTAGAAAATGTAATTGTTGAAGTTGTGCCTGTGGCCGTTGCGATTGGTTCGTATGTTGTTGCCATATTATTTCACCCCATAAAGTGCAAATGATGATGATGTTGTCCAGTTGCTACTTGTTGATGTAAGAGTAATTGAAGTGATTGCTGCTGGTGTTGCATACCATAAACCAGAACTTACGGAAATGTTGCCTGTGCCACCTGTTGCGTTAATATCAGCCCCATTTACTATGTTTAATGTTTTTGTTTTAGTCGTTGATGTATAATCTATAATATCAATTATTCCTACTCCGTGCATGTTTGGGTAAGCAGCATTAGAAGATATATTACCAGAATTAGTGTTTATAAAAGTGGTGCTAGCGACACCACCAAATGCTACTGCTCCCGAAGAATTTGATAAATAATGATAACTATAATTAGTTGTTGCTCCATTAATAGTTATATTTAATTGGTTAAGAGCCGCAAGAGTAGCAGTATGCTTAGCCCTCCACCTGATTTGCAGAGATTTATATGTTTGAGGTATTGAAGAAAAAGTAATAACTCCACTTGACCCTGTACCATTTGCGGTAGCAATAGACTCAAATGCTCCAATAAATGGGAAAGCAGTATTATCTGCCAAGAAATCAACATACTTTTTGGGATTAGTAATACTAGATGTAGATACTCGCGTAATAGCCATGATTACTCCTCAATTACTGGATAGGTAAACTCATCCTTGATTGGGTCGTAATTCATACCCGTTCCTGCATATCTACCACGGAAGTTTCCGTTATAGGATGTCTGAATCCATTCTCCACCGAATAAGTCAGCACAGAACGCAGCACCTAGTGCTTCTCGTTCTACACCTTCTGAATCTAGGAGAACTTCATTGTTAACTACAATTACTTGAGTAACAATATTATTTTTTATTTTTGCAAAATGTGCCATTGTTTTATCCAATCACTACTATTACTACACCTGAACCACCATTACCACCGGTTGGGCCACCACCACCACCGCCACCACGGTTCGCAGTACCGTTACCTCCAGTACCTGATGAAGCAGCATTACCGCCACCTCCTGTACCGCCTGTGCCTTGTGTACTTGGTCCCCTAGAACCGCCACCTCCAGCATAAGTTACTGAGGTTCCTGTTATTGAATTAGCAAGGCCCGCTCCACCATTACCTCCCGCTGTAGTAGTTCCATTTCCACCAACCGCTCCAGCACCACCGCCACCACCACCTCCTTCACCAGCACCCCCTGGTGTACCACCACTATTACCTTGGGTAGAAATCATTGAAGGATTAGTAAGGCCACCGCCTGTGGCGCCGCCTCCAGAAGCCCCTGTAAAACCAAAAGTTGCTCCATAACCGTTGCCCGCGCCACCATGATACGCAACATACTGTGAGATAAAACTTGGATTACCTTGACCAACACTGCCGCTACTAGCACTTCCAGTTCCTCCAGCACCAATTGTTACTGTGTTAGAGCCAGAGGATAAAAAGACATTTGCATTATAAGAATAACCACCAGCACCTCCACCAGAAGAAGAAACGCTACCGCCACTTGCACCACCACCGCCACCTATTGCTAAAATCTCACACGTTCCTGCAACACCAATCGTTAGGGTTCCTGAGCCTGTAAATGTGTAGATAGTTTTACCAGCACGGGTAGTTGTATCAATAGTAGGAGAGCCAGTAGAAGCAATTGCAGTTGCCTTAACAATACCGCTTTGTTTAGTAAAGCCATTAGTAAATGAAGTAACTCCCATTATGCAATTTCGCTTCCGTATGCATTGAATGATACTGTCGCGGTTGAAGCGTAAACAGTTACTACATCTGTAGCAGCAAGAGTCAAGCCAAGAGTAAGGGCTGTTGAGTCAGCCGCTCCAACTGTTACATCATAGGCAACATAATGAAGCGTTGCTAATGTGGCACCTGCTGGACGTACTGCAATACGGAATGTCGCAGCAGATGCTGCTTGATTACAGATAACAATAGTAGATATTACTGTGTTAGTTGCAGCAGGTACTGTGTAAAGAGTTGTTGCTGTTGTTGCTGCTGGGATTACTTGTCCCAACACCTTGTAAGTTGTTGCCATTTTTATTTCTCCTTATTGGTTGTTGGTTAGTCTTATGCTCCCATAAGCATAAAAGTTGTTGCAACTGAGCCATCGCTAGTTGCTGGTGGTGTTGCAACGGTTTCCCATTTAACACCCGCTGTTTGAGTTGAATCAGCGGTTAAAACTTGCCCATTAGAGCCCACACCTACACGAGCAATGACAGCACTTCCAGTTGCTGCTAATAAATCACCTTTAGTTGTTACTGTAGATTTAGGCAATGCTGCGCTGGCAATTACTCCAACTGATGTAAAGTAATCTAAATCATCAGAAGTCAATACGTGTTTAACAGTTGCTCCGCCTGAATGGCTTACAGCACTTGTTCCAGCACGACCACGAACAATTGTTAATGTATCCCCAGAAGAACCGGTTACAAATACAATTTCTTCATTAACCGTATCAGGGTCAAGAGCAAGAGTAAATTGGTCAACGTTGCCAGCGGTAAGTGATACACCGCCAAGTAACGCAGAGGCAGAACTGCTAGCAACAATCATAGATGTTGCAGAGTTCGAAATACCAGATGCAAGTGTTGTCTGTAGACTAATACTTGAATATTTACGAGTCATTTATATTCCTTAGTAACGGGTGTAGTGGATTTTTGCTGGGTATTGGCTGAGTAACTTACTTGCTTCTTCTTTAAGGCGAGTCTGAAATAGTGCATAGATATATTTACCTGAGTTAGTACCAGCCTGAGAAGGGATTTTACTATCGGCTGCATCAGATTCTGCAGAAGTAAGATTAACTCGTCCAGCATCTATGTAGGTCAACAACTTACTGCATGCTCCTAGGATGATTACATCCCGTGATGTTTCTGGTAAACCAGTTACATCAGCAAATTCATCAGTATTGCTATCTAGTGTATTGGGGGTAGTTGTATAGTAAATTTGAATTGTACGGCCTGCTTCAATACGGTCATAGATTGAAATGGTAGTTCCAGAGTTGAATGCAGCACGATTGGCCATTGAGTCTTGACGCCAGTTGCGAACTGGAAGCCATTCTTTAGATGGACCAGTTGTTTGCCATGAAACTCCAAGAACATCTTGCACATCATCAGGTAGTGCGTATGCTGTCTGAACACTATTGTAGGTAATTGTTGTAGTTGAAGTAGCCCAAAGTTTAGGAAAGACTGAGTTGATAGTATCGTTAATAGCATTCTTAATGCTTACGCGAGGGAAAGAAGGAGATAGAGTAACCTGTGCGTATCGAGCATGAGGAGCAGGAGTAGTGTTTCCGTAGCCACGGCCAAAGCCAGGAATAATGTTTAATGTGCTGGTTGTCTTATCAAAAGTGTCTACCCATAGCAATTCATCATCAATTTCGATGATTCCTTTAGCAAGGTCATTGCTAGAACCAATTGTAAGTGATGCTGATGTAGTGGTGATTCCACTTGCATTTGAAAGATAAGTAATACGGTCTTGTCTTAGCGTATACCCAGCAAGGTTTGAGCGAACCTCATCAACCATGTCTTTAAGTGTTGCCATTTATCTTCTCCTGATAGAAGTGCAGATTGTTCTGCAATCGTTCGTCATTGGGGTTTATCTTTACTGCTTCTTCGCCGTACTTGTAAGCCAAGTCATACTCACCTAAGTTGTAGTATGAGATAGCAGCAAGGTCGTAAGGTTGTTCACCCCAAGCCCAACCTTCGCAAAGGTAGTCAAGTGGCTTCTCTTTTATCTTTAAAGCCTCTAGTGCAAAAAATCCGCACTTAGCCCAATCTTGTTTTTCATAGTAGTACTTAGAGGTCTCAATAAGAGATTCACGTCTACTACTAATCTTGATTGCTTCATTTAAATGCTGTTCAGCAAGTTCTGGCTCACACTTAGATAGATAGACCTTTGCTGTCATAATCTCTGGAGCCCATGTTGCATACTTTATGTATTCATAAAACTTCTCAGCAGCCTCTTTAAGTCTGTTGTTAAAGTAGTACTCTCTACCTAGATAGAATAAGTTTCTATCTCCAGTAGGGTCTTCGGCTACTGCTATCTCTAGCAAAGGTAGGTACTGAGCACGAGACTTACTGTGGTCTGGATGATGCTCAATCTTGAGTTCAACCCACTCTTGCTCTTCTTGTCTACCATAGTTGACTAGAATCTCATGGACTGGATGCTTCCATCTGTATCCATGTCGAGCATGAATCTTATCTCCACCATAGACCAGTCCTGGACTACCATCATCTTTCCAAGACCAAGTGTATCCATACCTGACTCTTGACTTAGTAGCAGTCTCAAGATATTTGCGCCATCCTTTAACAAGGACTTCATCCATGTCTAGGGCTATGCAGTAATCTATATCTGCAGGAATCGCAGCAAGAGAAGCGTTGCGAGCCATATCAAATCTCCAAGGAGATACTGTAATGTCAACGACATTGATACCTAGTGCCTTGGCTTTAGCAACTGTTTCATCAGTAGAACCTGTATCTGCTATCAATAGATAGTCAGCATCCTTGGCTGACTCATACCAACGCTCTACAAACTGTTCTTCATTTTTGGCAATTGTATAAACCGCTATTTTCATCGCTTAAACTCCGCTACATAAGAACCAGTAACATCAAATGTTCTGTATCCTGTAATGCCAGTAAAGGTAGACATTACTTGCTCATGTGTCCAGTCATCTACAATGTGCTCTTCATATGGGTTATTATGTTCATGGCCTTGAGGAAAGTGAACAATCGGAATTGAAATCATTGCTGCTTTTGCTTGGCTCTTAATCAATTCCCATAACTTGATAGAGTCTTCTTTACTCATGTGTTCAAGTACATCGCCTAGAATTACTAGGTCATACTTGAAATCTTTATGTTCTCGCACATCGCGCTTATAGACTGTAGGGTAGATACTCATAAGATTAAACTCATCAAAGTATGGTTCCCATACCTCTATGCAAGATAGTGCTACATCAGGCAGAACTTCCCTTGCCAGCAAACCGTATTTACCTGCGCCAGCCCCTACATCCATGATACTCTTTGGTTTCAGTTGCTCTAGCAACCATTTAGTCCACTCAATATTTGAAGTATCTGAATATGGCATGCAACCCCCGTAGATAGACCTTTTGCCAATATACCACAAAAGGTACTACCCACGCGCGGTGAATCTTTACATACCGCCTAGCATTAAAACCTGTGGAAAGGAATCAGTTACCACGGTAGTGCTATTGATAGCCATCCAAGCAGTTCCTGTGTACTGCCAAGTACGTGAACCAAATGTGTATGTCTGTCCTGCTGTGGGACTTGCTGGAAAGTCAATTGGCATTAGTTCATCATTTCTATTGTCGCGTTAGTAACAAAGTAAGTATTAGAGGTAGAACCTGATTGTAACGTTAATTCAATTACTGAATCAGTAGTTGTACTGATTGTAGTAGTGGCCGTATTATTAGATGAAAGCCAAGTAATACCATAAGTAGTTTGGCCTTGTGTCCATGCAGTACCAGTTGCACCCGTGGTCATGATAGTAACCATTCCCTCAAACATAAAACCGCTTGCAGTAGTTGAGTTTGCATGAGTAAGCGTAAGGGCAGTAACACCATCAACGTTTACGCGCAAAACGGCACCTGAGTTGTTACCACCTGTGCGATAACCCCATGCTTTAATTCTGTAATGTTCACCAGCAATTGCAGTATTAGCAAGTTGTGTATAGGAAATAACTGATGTTGCTGAGACCGTAGCATTTGAGTATACGGTTGAGCGATAGGCAACAGTAGCCACACCACCTGCAGCACCGGTTGGACCCGTAGGTCCAGTCACGGTGCTATTAGCACCCGTAGGTCCTGTTGCACCCGTAGGTCCTGTAGGACCAGTCACAGTAGATGCTGCGCCTGTAGCCCCCGTTGGACCCGTAGGCCCTGTAGGGCCCTGTGAGCCAGTCGGACCTGTAGGTCCGCTATATCCTGTTGCAGATAATTCCACCCATTGTGAAGTGTTGCCGTCATTAATGTAAGTGTATTCAATACCAGTATTAGAATCAATCCATACTTGATTAACAGTTGGAGATACTGGAGGTGTTGTTGAAAAGGTTACTGATACAGTTCCAGTAGGCCCAGTGGGACCTGTAGGTCCCGTAGGACCAGTGGCACCTGTCGGACCAGTTACTGTCGACGCTGCTCCAGTGGCACCAGTTGGACCTGTGGGTCCAGTGGGGCCTGTTACAGTTGAAGCCGCACCCGTTGCGCCAGTAGGACCAGTAGGTCCTGTAACTGTACTTGCCGCTCCTGTTGGGCCCGTAGGGCCAGTAACTGTAGATGCCGCACCAGTGGGACCTGTAGGTCCTGTAGGACCTGTAACTGTGGATGCTGCACCTGTTGGGCCTGTAGCGCCTGTCGCACCTGTGGGTCCAGTAACGGTAGAAGCCGCTCCCGTAGCGCCAGTTGGTCCAGTCGGGCCAGTAACGGTTGATGCAGCCCCTGTTGCCCCTGTAGGGCCAGTTGGACCTGTCACGGTTGAGGCTGCTCCTGTAGCGCCTGTGGGTCCTGTAGGACCCGTGACTGTGCTGGCTGCACCCGTGGCCCCTGTAGGGCCTGTCGGTCCAGTTACAGTAGAAGCAGCACCAGTAGCGCCAACATTTCCAGAAAGATTAATAAACCAAGATGCTAGTGTTCCTGAGCCACCAGTTGCATCGACTGTCATTGTCATTGTTGTGCCAGAGACAGAGACGATACCTTCCATGTAGTTAGCAGTATTAACTGTTGATGCAGCACGAACACGTGCGCCAGTTGAGAATGCACTACCTGATGGAGTAATTGTAAATACTTTTGAACCAGTACCAATGGTTAAAGATGTTGTAGATGTAACACCTGCATAACCTGCACCAGTGGGACCTGTAACCGTAGATGCGGCTCCTGTGGCTCCCGTAGGCCCTGTAGGGCCTGTAACGGTACTTGCAGCACCAGTTGCACCAGTAGGCCCTGTTGGGCCAGTACTTCCTGTTGGTCCTGTATTACCTGTTAAACCAGTAGAACCCGTTGGTCCAGTAGACCCACTTGCTCCTGTTGGACCTGTTACGGTGCTATCAGCGCCTGTCGCTCCGGTTGGTCCTGTCGGGCCTGTGGGTCCTTGAATATTTCCAACATTGACCCAAGATGAACTTGTTGCAGACCATACATATAAATCGCCATTAACAAGATAAGCATCGCCAACATTTCCTGTTGGATGTGCTGCAACAAGAGCAGAATATGAAGGATAAGAACCAAGAATTGTTACGCCAGTTCCCTGAGCACCTGTTGCTCCAGTCGGTCCTGTTGGACCAGTAACTGTACTAGCGGCACCAGTTGCTCCCGTTACACCTATGGGACCAGTAGGGCCTGTAGGCCCTGTTGAACCCGTAGGACCAGTAACAGTACTTGCTGCGCCAGTGGCGCCAGTGGGTCCAGTAGGACCTGTGCTACCAGTTAATCCAGTTGCGCCAGTCGAACCAGTTGGCCCAGTAACACCCTGCGCACCAGTCGGACCTGTCGGTCCACTAACGCCTTGTGCACCTTGTGAACCAGTTGGACCTGTTGGTCCTTGTATACCTTGTGCGCCTGTTGGTCCTGTCACTCCCTGAATACCTTGGATACCAGTCGGACCTGTAACGCCTTGGATGCCTTGAGGTCCAGTAGGACCCGTAACTCCCTGTACGCCAGTTGCTCCTGTAGGACCAGTCGCTCCTTGTATTCCTTGCGCACCAGTAGGGCCCGTTACGCCTTGAATACCTTGAGCACCTGTCGCACCTGTTGGACCTGTTACACCCTGAATACCCTGTGCTCCAGTTGCACCAGTGGCTCCTGTTGCTCCAGTAAGTCCTGTCGCACCAGTAGGACCCGTGGCTCCTTGAGAACCCGTTGGACCAGTTACCGTACTTGCAGCACCTGTGGAACCAGTAGGGCCTGTGACACCTTGTGCTCCAGTAGGTCCTGTTACAGTTGATGCAGCCCCAGTGGGTCCTGTGGGACCTGTAGAACCTATAGGACCAGTAGGACCAGTATTTCCTGGAATACCTTGTGGGCCTTGGTCATTAGAAAGAACAACAGTAGTTTCAGGGGTTTCAGTAGTTTGAACAATTACATCAATTGCCTCAGTATCAGGACTAATGTTAACTGAAATGTTACTACTAGATGCCTGTTCAACAACTACAATTGTTTCACTCATACAGTCACCGCAGGTGTTACTACAAACTTCCCTTCAAGGAGACGTGTTGTAACTGAACCAGAATCTAAAATAAAGTCATAAACATACCGACCTGCTGCAATAGCACTCGTAAGCGTAGCACTAATAGTGACAGTTACCTGACCATTAGTTGTACCTAGAACAATACGGCCATTAGTTTCATTGGCAAGCAGAGTTGTCTCTGTTGAACCTACAAATGGTCGAATTGTCATAGTTGCGTTATAGTTAGTCAAATCCCATGGAACATCATTAGTTTTAATGGTGAACTGAAATGTGAATGTACCAGCCTGCTCGCAGACTAAATTATGCTTTGCACTCAAGGTAGAAATCCTTTATACTTGAAGGGGAATTACTTAGACTTCTTTGCGTTTAGACGCTTGTTATATTCAGCAACTGAAATACCCATACGCTTTGCGTTAGTTGTTGCCACTGATGCTGCAGATGAACGATTGCCTACACCTTTACCAGATAGTGCTGCACTAATCTTTTCACCAACAGATGGCTTACCAGTAACTGGCTTACGAGTAGATGTACCAGCACCATTGTTGCTAATTGCTCGACCTACGCCAAATACTGCCCTAGCAAATGGGTCAGTTGTTCCTGACTTCTTAGTTGGAAGTGGCTTTGCTGAAACTCGACTTGTTGCTGCACGAGCAGCATCGGCTGACTTAGCAGCAGGACGAGAAGCAACTGCAGCCTTATTAGCAGCAGCACGACCCATACCTGCAGCAGATACACGCTTGGCACCATACATACGAGTTAGTGCTTCTTTCATTTCTGGATTAGCACCAGAAGCACCCTTAAGTGCTTTAGTCATTCCCATTGTTTTAATCTTATCGATTGTAGCCTGTGATACTTTAATTTTTGCCATTACCATTTCACCTTGTCTGCCCAATATGCGGCACTCATTTTTCCCTTGGATATATTACTTGCATGTCTTGCTTTGAAAGACTTACGACGTGCTGCATAGGATGCAGATTCTCCTGCTTTTTTAGGTGAGCCAGAAACGCCTTGTTGTCCAAAACGTATGGTTTTAACTTGGCTACCTACCTTAGCCACAACTACGTGTGACTTAGTAGGGTGGCTTGGAGTGGCCTTAGGCTTATTAAAGCCTGCTACTCCAGCCCGTGTTAGTCGTGAGTCTTTCATTTCTTTTTCTTTGCCATCTTCTTAGGCATAGACTTGCCAGCCTCTGAGAGTGCAATAGCAATTGCTTGCTTACGAGACTTAACTACTTTGCCACCCTTACCAGAGTGAAGTGTTCCAGTCTTGAATTCATGCATAACTTTTGCTTCTTTAGTCTTAAGTGCTTTTTTCACTTCTTTATCTGCTTACCTTGAGAGTTGTACTTGCGGTTCTGTAGAACTGCTCCCCAGAATTGTCCTGCTTCTGGACTGCGAGCAGGAGCATTTGTTAACTTATCCCACTTCTTGTAACTTTTAGCAATAGTTGCAGCATAGTCATATGTCTTACCGAAGACACCAACATCTTTAGGTTTCTTAGCCATAATTACTTCTTACCCATCTTCTTAGCAGCCTTCTTAACAGTCTTCTTCTTGCCATATTCCATCGTCATTTCTTTAGCGCCTTCCATCTTTTCGTGGCGCTTCATTGCTGACTTTGACTTGTACTTTTCATTTTTCATTGACATTAAACTAGCCCTACTTCCTTTAGTTTAGATACTGTGTTGTTTTTGATTAAGTTTGTGTTGGGCATAGTATTCGAGTCGTAAGGTTTACCCATAGCCTCGGATGCTCTGCGAGCCTCTTGAATCTTTGCCATACTTGTTCCTGCTGGTTGTATCCCATCGGCACGTGCTTGTCGATAGGCATCCAACTCTCCATCCCACTTCTTGTTGGTCATTGACTTTTGTGATGAAGCATCCCCTGGACTCATCTGGAGTCCTAGAACCTTGCATCCAAAGCAACCCTCAACATCTTCTGGGTGGTCTAATCTGTGTCTCATACCGTCTCCACTGTGTAACCTGCTGCCTCTAGTGCAGCCTTTTCTGTTGCATCAACCTCATAGGAGTAACCTCCGATGTAGGCAACTTCTGCATCCTCTACCTCTTCACTTGAAGGATAGCGAATTTCATAATAAAGTCCATCTACCTTAAGGACTGTGATGCCTCTTACGAGCCTGTAACGGCTGAATAGACGGCCTTCACCTGCTGGACCCTCACTTATGGTTGGGGTTGTGAATCTATAAGCCATTTCGCCTCCTAGTAGTTTTACTGATGAGCAGGGACCGAAGCCCCTGCCCACCCGTCTAACTGCTTGATTAAGCCTGTGGACGTCCTGATGAGGATGTCTCAATGCGGTACAACGCTTCTTGACGGTATACGGCCCAGTTAAGGATACCGTGCCAGCCGACTGGACGGAAACGGTTCAACTTATCTACTACGTTACCGAACTCAATCTTTGGTTCCTTCCATACAGCCTCTGCAAGAGCCTGTGCGCCAAGAACGTAAGACTTGTAAACACGAGTCTGAGTACCGCCTGAGCCTGTACCTGACTGTGTGTTTGTCATGTTAGGTGACTCAATGAAGCGAACACCTTCCCATGTACCAATTTCACCAGCGTAGTTACGTGATGGGTCTACGTAATCTGTTGGTGTGCGCCATACGTTGTTTCCAGTTTCTGTGCGGAGGTCCGCAGATACTTCTGGGTGAACATATGCTACAAACATTCCGCCTGCCTTTGGCACGACGTTGTTTGAACGCATCTTTGTTACTGCATAACGAATATCACGAGACTTTAGCAAGTCTGTTGTTGCGATAGTTGTGATTGCAGCAGATGTTGATAGTGAGCCAGCAGACTCACGGATGACGTTTGTTCCTGCATCTAGAACAGCAGCAACACCCTTGTCAAGTGTCATTGCCATGTTGAATGCAACTGCGTTAGCAATCCATGGGTCAACGTCTGTAAGTGACATTAGTGACAACTTACGAGTTGGAAGAACAACGCGACCTAGTTCTAGTTGTGAAACATCTAGTGTTGTTGTTGCTGGAATTGCTACTGCATCTGGGTCAACTGTCTCTGCGAGAGTTGCGCCAGCGATTGTTGTATCCGCAATATCTGTGAAGAATTGGAAGCGGATTGATGAACCATCGTGTGTTGGGTTTCCGACCTTCTTGTCCGCAATTGCGCGGAACTGAGGTGTTGTACGCAAGTTAAGTTCAACTAACTTGTCATACGCCATTGTTACTAGATTGGAACCAACACCAGAGGTTGTGGTTGAAAAGACATCAGGCATGTGCCGATATCCCCTTTCTGGTTAGTGTGCGGTTTTTACTGACCGCTGAGAATGGATAAGATTTCTTCTTCTGAACCTGCATTCGCAATGCG